AGCGTCGTGTAAGGACCGGTGCGGATATAATACTCGCCCGCGATACCGCTGTTGGCCGAGCCGGATGGACCGGGGCCGCCGAGCGGCGCGACCTCGCCCGCCGCAAGGCTAATGACGTTCGTCGCCACTCCCTTGAGAGTGATCGGATTGCCGTTACCCTGAAACCAAGCCATCTAGGCCCCCTTAAATGACGGATGGCTGCGTGCCGGGCACCTGCGGCCAAGAGGCGCCGGTGACGCCAGTGATCAGAGCCCCCGAGGACGGCTTGGCGCAGACGAGATCGGCGACGGAAATCAGCACGCCGACATCCGAAATCTGACCGATGCTGATCTGCGATTCGAAACCCGAGAAAGCCATCGCCGCGACTTCGGACATATAGAGCCCGGTGTAGCGCGTGTTGATGGCGACAACCTGGCCGAGCGGGCAGAACATATCGGGGAAAATCGGCGTATCGAGCACACGAATGGCGCGGAAACCCGCGTTGACCACGTCGTCCTTGTCGTAGATCGAGCGCGGCCGGGTCGTGAACATCTCCAGGGACATGAAGTCGGTCATGAGTTCCGCCCAATTGGCGGGGTTCATCGCGACATAGTCGGGCGCCTCGCCGCCGGCGCCCGACTGGATGCGCGTGAGCAGCTGCGCCATGCCTACTTTAGTCGTGGCCTGGGCGCCGGTGTTGGTGATGAGCTGACCAGCCCAGAACGAGCCGGGCGTGCGCGTCACGCCGCCATAAGAGGGGACGTTGGTGCCGTCGTCATAAGCCTGCGCCAGACCGTCCCACGCCTGCGTGTTGCCGGCGTTGTTGGCATAGAGCGCCTGCCCGTAGGCCTGCTTGATGACCACCGCCGCGTCCGACATGACGGCGCGCAGCTTGGGAATCACGACTTCGGACGACTGGATGATGCTTTCCATCCCGAAGAAGCCGATCGGCACCATGCCGAGCTTGAGGGTGAACTGCGCGTTCTGGATCGCCGTCTGATCGGTCGGCATCATGAAGTCGCCGGCGAAGCTGCCCCAGGCGAACTGCACGAAGGAGGAACCCTGAATCGGGACCGTGATCTGCGAAACGCCGCCTCGCGCCGCCTTGGCGCTGGACAGGAACATGCTCAGCAGAGGATGACTCTGATATATCTGAACATAAACCGAGGGGATGAATGCCCGGCGGGTCAGGGCCGCGAGCTGAGCGCCGAGTGCGCCGCCGGGAGTGATACCCGAGCCAGTCAGAGTGCCGACTGGAGAAACGGGATATGCCATTTTAGCCCCTCAAAGCTGGCGCGCTACGCGGCGCGAAACGTATCGGCCACGTATTTATCGGGATTGCGCACGAACTCGCTGAGCTGGTCGTCCATGTAGCCCTGCGGATCGGTGTGCAGGGCCTTCATCCCTTCGTCATACTTCTTGGAACCGAAGAGGTTGAGCGCCTGCGGCGGACCCCATGACGGACCGGCGACTTCCTTGGGCGGAGCTTTGGAGGCCACCCAGGCCGCCGCGGCGTCGGCATCGGAATAGTTGCCGGTCTCCTTCATGCGGGAGACCATCTGGTCGAAACCTTCGTCGGTCAGGCTGTAGCTCTTGCGAGCATTGGCGAGCGCGGTTTCGAGATTGTGCTTCTGCGAAGACTCTTCCTGAGCGCGCTTCTCGGCCGCGCGCTCGGCGCGCAGCTCGTCCATCTGCTTCGCCAGACGGCTGTTCTCTTCGCGCAGCGGATTCAACCACGGGTCGACGATGTCGGCGTTGGTCCTGGCGCCGGGAATGACCTGCTTCGCCTTGGCCTGGACCTTGGCTCCGAGTTCCTGATCGTTCCAGAGCGCTTCGACGAGCGCCTTGTAGTTCGCGTTGAGACGCTGTTCCTCGGTGAGTTCGGGCATTTCTTATTTCCGCTTGTTGCTCGCCGCCGTGCCGCCGACGTGTTCGAGACCTTTCGGACCCTGCGACGCCGATGCGGGCATGCCCGATTTGCGCGCGCCGATGCCCATGTTGTCCATCGGGACGTAAACCATCATGGAATCGTCTCGCTTGACTTGCTGGTCGTAGGCCTTGGGAAAACGATCGCCCATTTTATCCTCACATTCCGGGCGGGGGTGGAGCCCCGCCCATCGGCATCGGTGGCGGCGGAGCGCCGCCGGCTCCCCCTGGCGGCATCATGGCCGCCATATTCGGTTGCGTCTTTGCGTTTCGCAGCCCGTCGAGAAGCTGCTGAATATTGTCGCCGCCCTTCGCGTTCTGCTCCTGCATGTGCTTCGACATCTCGGAGACCGCTTTGGCGACCGCGACGTGTAGATCGCCGCCCATCGGCAGCATCGGAAGCGCGTCGTTTAGAAACTTGAGCCCTGTCTTGACCTTTTCGATACCCTGCACCGCCGCGCCCGCGAGCGGACCGTGGCTGGCCGCTGGACCCGTGCCGCCCGCCATTGGCGGAGCGCCGGGTGGCGGGCCTCCTGGCGGAGGTGCGCCTGGCGCCGGAGCGCCGGGCATCGGAAAAGCCAATTTGTAGCCCTCAAAAAGCTGACAGGGGGCCGAAGCCCCCTATCGACCGTATTACTTGCGGCCCTTGCGGCCCTTGTGCCGACGCGCGGCGACGGGAAGATCACGCATTTGGAGTCTCCTGGTTTAAAGGGAGTCTAGCCTCACCTATGCGAGCACGATAGACTGGATTTAATTCGCATGTCAACATAGGATTGAAAATAGCGTAGCAATTACAACATCATGATATATCATGGTGCGTTTTAAGCTGCGAGAACAGAGAAACGAGACCATCGCGACATGCGGATACCCCGAAAGAAAATCAAGGAGTTCGTCCGCGACATCGCCGATCAGTGCATGTCGTCGCGCACGTCGCGCGCCAATCGCGGCCAGCTGTTCGATTCCTACTATGGACAAGGCTCATCGGACCCTTCGCAACCCGCGATGTTCAACAAATTGTTCTCCTCGATCGACGATCTGGAATCGCTGCTCTATTCGCCGGTGTCGCTGCGCTTCCGCATCAGCGACGCCGACATGCCGAACGTCGTCAACGAAGCGAAAGGACGCGCGGCGGCGGCGAAGATTCGGCAGTCCTGTCGCCAGGACGACTCGGACACGCTGATCTCGCAAGCTGTCAACAAGTCGCTGGTGAAGGGTTTAGGGGTAACGAAACAGCTATTCAAGCGCGACGAATTTTTCTCGTCCTTGGTGGAAGCGGAGAACTTCGGCGTGCTGCGCGAGAACCACGGAAAGCTGGACCCCGACATGGAAGGGTTCTGCCATTCGATGCTGATCACCAAACATCAGTTCGCGCGATTGATCGCCAATCGCCCCGACGAGGACGAACTGCTGAAGAAAGCGAAGCGCTATACGCGAATGGGAACCGGAGGTTTGAGCGACACGCGCAGCTCGGCGATTAATATCGTGGTCGGCGGATTGTACCCTCTGCAAGGGCCGGGCAACGGCGTTTCGGCCTCGCGCGGCATCGTCGACTGGATGTCGACGCCGAAACCGGACATGGACCCGGCGATCGAGCAAGAACTGCTGGAGTTAGATGAAGTCTGGGTTTGGGACGACGATCGCGAGGATTGGGCGACGTTTCAACTGATCGGCTCGGACATGCTGATCATGGGCCGTTACCAGATCATCAACGCGCTGGCCTATGATCCAGTGTCGCGCATCTCGTCGCCACCGCTGAAAGGCGTGCATCCGTTCACGCCGTTCTGCGCCAATCCAGTGCCCGGCTATTTCTGGGGCATGAGCGAAATCGCCCGGTTGATGATGCTGCAAGAAGCGATCAACGCGCGCATCACAGGCACCAACAAGATGCTGCGCAAACAGGAAGACCCTTCGATCAAATTCACCGGCGGCTCTGGCATCAACCAGATAGCCTTGGCCCGATTCAACAAGCCGGGCGGTTATTATGTCGAGCAGTCGCCGACCGCAAAAATAGAACGCGACACGCAACAGATACCGCAGGATATGTGGGTGTCGCTGCACGAGTTGGAGCGCATGTTCGACGAGTTGATGGGAATCCCGCCCGTCGCCAAGGGCCACGGCGAAAAAGGCGTCCGCTCGGCGAACCATGCGGAAGCGCTAGTGCGAATGTTCTCACCCCGTTTCAAGGATCGCGCGCTGCTGATCGAACGCAATGTCGAAGATTTCGGCGCTTTGCGACTGGACCTGTCGCGCGCTCATATCGCGAAAAAATTCGTCGCCTGGGTGCCGGAAGCCGCCGCGGGCGCGGAAGTCGGCGCCACAAAAGAAGAACTTCAGTTCTTGCTGCCGCCCGCGAAGGGCTTGGTTCCCGTCTATTCCTCGTTCGCCGATCTGCCCGACGACGTTTCACTGACCGTCGATTCGCACTCGGCCTCGCCTGCGTTCTCGCAGGACCACAAGTCGCTGGTGTTCGACGAGCTGAAGACCGGCATGCTGTCGCCGGCGGAAGCGGTCGACGAACTCGATGTTTCCGATCCGACCGCTCAGCAGATGGCGATCATGCGCCGCGACATCGCCAAAGCCGAAGCCGCCGAAAAAGAGCAGCAATTAAAACTGGTCTCACATGCCGGCGGAAAGAAATAATTAAACTCTGTTAAGACGATACCAGCAACCACCACAAACAGCTATGCGTAGGGCTTTGATTCGTTTTCGCTGTCGCTTGCTCTCGGCCTTATAAAAAGCCTCGTAATCAGCAGCGTTCATTTTGGTCAAATCATACGTCATAGCGCCTTATCTCCTGCGATCTTCTCTAGCGCGTCTGCGATTCGCTCCGCGACATCCGGCGAAACGACA